ACTCTAAAACCGCATAGAAAAGCAGAAACCCGCCCGGAGATCCCGGGCGGGCTTTTTCTGTTATGTAGGGCTTTACTCCTCGGCGTCAGGATCCGGCGCTTCACCGGCAGCGGCGAGCTCGGCCTCTGTGGGCTGGAACCGCAGTACACGGCCCTCAGAGTCATAGAAACCGCCGAGCAGGATGGTGAAAATATCGACCAACCAGCCGATCCCGCAGGCCCCGGCCGTCAGCAGCCAGATGACGCCCGTGCCGGTTTTACCGACATAGAACCGATGGGCCCCGAAGAAGCCGAGGAAGATGCACAGCAGCAGCGCCACCGTCTTATTTTTCGGGGACGTCGGCCGCTGCGCTGCGGGGATGCTGACCGCGCCCTGCTGCGCGCCGGACTTCCCGCCGGAGCTCGTCGTATATGACAGACCCGTCCCGGGGATCCCGACGGTCGTGTGGCTTTTCCCCGTC